ATGAATAAGTTTTTCAAAAACCCTTTAGTGGAAGGTTATAAGCGTTATTGTGGGGATATTCTCGATCCAAGGACAGAAGACGCTGAAAAGAAACTTTTCCAACGAATATTTCACCATTTAAACAAAAATGATATCAATAAAGCAATGATTTTTCACCAAAAATGGCTTTCAGATAAGGTGTTGGGACCACCATTGGGGGATGATGAAGGGTATGTTTCTGTGTGGTCAAAAGGGAATGTTGAATTTGAACCCATTAGCCAAGAAGCCAAAAATAAAGTGAACAAATTAACCCAAAAATTTATCAAAAAATATGGGCTTTAACGCTTGACAAAAATTTAAATCCTGCTATACTATTTACAGTTAAACAAATGGGGTAGCGATTATGCAAACGATTCATGAAATTAACAATGAAATGATTTCCATTCGTTCTCGTTTGGAAGAACTTGAAATGTTGCGACGTAAAGAACTTTCTCGACTGTGTAAGTCTGTGACTATGACCCAAAATGGTAACAATTTTGAGTTTGAATTCAACGGAACTAAATTCAAGGGCATTAAGTATACCCCGAAGTCAGATAATTATGTCAAGCCCCGCATTAAGCTTTATAAGGGACGCAATCTTGTCAAGGAATTTCCCGAAGGAAAGGATACCTCTGATGTGCGGGTGGCAATTGCACTTGGTGATTTGAATTAATCACTTGACAAAAATTTGAATCCTGCTATACTATATAAACATTAGGAATGGAGAACACAATGAACCGCGATATGAAGTATATGAATCGACTGGCTCGCCTCGCTGAAGATCTGGAACCAGTTGCTTCAGCGAGGGTTGCGTCTTTCTTGGTTCATCGCAATGAAATCATCGGGTATGGTTTCAATCAAAATAAGACTTCCACTTTTCAGGCGAAGTGGGGGCGAAATTCTGAAGCAATTTTTAACCACGCCGAAACTTCAGCAGTTCATAATGCCCTGAAGCGTTTTGATGTTGAAGAACTTCGTGATATGAAGACCACCCTTTATGTGTGCCGCATCAAGAAGTTTCGTATCGATTCCAAAACCAAGGATTTCGTTAATGTTTTTGGCTTGAGCGCGCCATGTGAAGGTTGTCGGCGGTGCCTTACCCACCACGCAATCAATCGTGTGGTATTTTCCCTTGACGCTGAAACCCCCAACACTAATGAATTTGGTGTATGGTATCCATAATTAAAAAGTCACCTTTTTATATAAAAAATATAAATAGATAATAACATTAGGGATGAAATGAATTTGGCGATTCATTTCATAACTTCAGGATAACTTGAAGCTGACCCCAATGTTACAATATTTATTTATTAAAAGGATGACACAAAATGAATAATAAATCAATACCATTCCCAAAAAGTCTTTCAAAAAAGAAAACAACACAAGAAAATAATGATTATTTAGAAAAAATAAGGTTGTATGGCGAGCAATTCGGTTATACACTCAAATCAACAACATATATTTCAACCAGAACTTTATTAGATTGGGAAGACCCACACGGAAATTTTTTTCAACAAACATTAGGACATTTAAAAAAATATGGTTTTAATTTGAATTATAAAAATTCAATTCAAATAAGAAAATCAAAAGAAGAACATTTTAATGACATTAACGAGATAATAACAAGAAGAGGCGGGGTATTAATTTCAGATAAATATGAACATTCATCTAAAAAATTAATAATATTAGATCAACAAAATAATAGGTTTGAAATGACACCAAGCCATTTAAGAAAAGGGCATTGGTCACCTTATCAATCATCATTTTTATTTGAAGATATAGTAAGACAGTGCTTTGAATTTTATTTCAATGCAAAATTTCCATTAACAAATGGTATAATAATTAGGGAAAATAATAAAAACTTACAATTAGATGGATATAACGACAATATTTTAATCAATAATATTAGATATAAAATTGGTTTTGAATATCAGGGCATAAGAACACACAGAATAGATAAAGAAACAATAGAGAGAGATCAATTTAAAAAAGAATATTGTAAACAAAATAACATACATCTTATTGTAATTGATCCAATACCAAGACAACACACTTATGAAGACAAACATTTGATAAATCTAATAATATCATCAATTAAAGAAATATTACCAATAGATATAACTATTAATATTGATAATTTCAAGATTGATTTTTCCAATATAGCACACTGTGTGAAATTTTATAATAAATTAAAAGAAGAAGGGATTGCTAATGGTTTTGAACTATTAAGCAGTGAATATAAAACAGATAACTCACCATTAAAATGGAAACATATAACATCTGGAATAAAATTTGAAAGATCGCCCAGCACCATTAGAAGTGATGGGTGGCCAAAAATGGATAAGAAATTTTTCATATCACAAAAAACAAATAACTGTCATTATAACGAATTAACCAAATATGCTAAATTGCGAGGTGGAAAAATTATTTCAGAAAAATATACCAATAGATATAATATAATGGAGTTTGAAGATATTATGGGTAATAGATTTTTTACTTCTGCAGGGTGTATCAAAATGGGATGTTGGTCACCACATGAAACAAATATTAATGGGGGAGTAAGAATAAAACTCCAAAACAATGATATTAAAATAATAACCAATAATAACATAATTATATTAGAATGCTTATCAACAAAACACAGAAGAATCAAACAATTCAATGATATTATTTTTGATTGGACAAAATATCCTGAAGATGGGTTAACCTCCTAAATAGTATTAGGAGGATCAATCATGGTAGTGACAAATTACAAACGTATGAAAAATATGGAAATGGGTGATTATGATATACCCATAAAAATATCGTTTTTTAATAATAACCAAACAACATTTTCTGGTTTTATCAGTTGGTTGGAAACCCATAAGTGTTTCCATATTCTAAATCCGTTATGGGAAAATACAACAGACGAATATATAAAATACATTTCCCCACACAGAAACGCCAACAATGATGCCACTCTAATGAGATTATACCTCACAAAACCCCAAGCATTTTATTTTAAGTTGACTTGGAACCTATAAGATGTTATTTTTTAAAAAAATGATAAATAGATAAAATAACATTAATGAGGATTATCAAAATGTATGACTTTACACCAACTTATTACAAAATTATAATTAATGCCACAGGTTTAGGTGGGGTTGCACCAGCAGACGGTTTTATCGACCCAACCCCAGCACAAAATTACCCAACACTTTGTTCAACAATTGATTTGGCTTTTACAAAAAAACGTGCAAATTTACGTTGGTTAAAGTTAACACAGACTTTATCAGAAGTGGCAACACCAACAAAAGTTTATGACTTTGTTGCAACTGGAGCAGACCAAGATACACCAGCTACTTCATTGGAATTTAAAATTTCATTTGATCGTCCAGCTTGTTTGGTGACTGCAGATGAATTAACACCCGGCGCAGAATTAACTGGGATGGATGCTTTAAAGAGAATGGTCGCAAGGGCATTAATTGAAGATGTTGTGACTAAATCTTATGTAGTTGGTCCACAGGTAACTTTATCAACACATATTGACCAATCAGGCATCAAAGAAATAACAGCTGGAGCATTGGCAGCAACCATAGCTTCAACTAATAGTAAAATAACAGTAACACAATTAACGTAATAAGTCAAATTATGGTGTGAAATATGAAAAACCACGTTTATACGTGGTTTTTTAATATAGATTTCCACAACAATTCACACTATAATATAAATTGGACTTTTGGAGGGAACAATGACAAGTCATTTGAAATTTGGATTATTAGCACTTTTTACCGCAATTTTATTAGCCAGTGTATCTGGATATTTTTCTGTGGTTGGTTTAAGTTCATTATTCGCAGCAGCATTTATACCTGTAGTCATAATGGGTTCAAGTATGGAATTTGCAAAATTAGCAGCTACAGCTTGGTTACATCATAATTGGAATGATTCCCCAAGGGCATTGAAATATTATCTAACCACCGCAGTTATAGTGTTAATGTTAGTCACTTCAATGGGCATTTTCGGATTTTTGTCAAAGGGACACATGGCTCAAGAAGCCCCATTAGCCAAAATTGAAATTAATATAGCCCAATTGGATGATCAAATTAAACAACAACAAGACATCATAAACCTAAAAAAAGAACAAATCGCTAATGCCAAAGTCCAAGCCACACAATTGAATACCATTGTTGACAACAAATTATCAAGAGATGATAATACAGCAGCCAATTTGCGCCAACAACAAAGAAAAGAACGTACCAAAATTGACGAGACTATCACACAAGTCACCCAAGAAATTATCAAAATCCAAGAAACAATTTCAGAACTTGAAATGAAAAAAAGTGAAATCCAAATTAAAGCTTCAGAGGTTCATGCTGACTTGGGTCCAGTAAAATATGTTGCTGAACTTTGGAATGATATTTTCCCAAACAAGGATGGTTCCAAGGTTAGCACAGGTACTGCAATCAGAATCGTCATCGTTATGATTATGTTAGTGTTCGATCCTGTGGCAGTTGTATTGGTTATTGCTGCATTGGTATCATTTGATAAACACAGAGTAGAATGGGCAAGAATTGTAAAAGAACGCACAGTTGAAGCCAAACGTACCAAAGAAGAACAAGAAGAAGCTGAACTAAACCGTATCAAATTGGAAAAATACAACCAAGCCCAAGAAGAACAAGCAAGGTTATTAGCTGAACGTCAACGAGAAGAACACGAAAAGTCATTGAAAGAAAAAGAATTTGAACTTGAAAAATTAAAAATTCTTGAAAATATAGCTGAAAAAGAACGTATATTAGCCAAAGAAAAAGAAGAGCAAGAACGTCTATTGCGTAAAGAAGAACTTGAACGTGAAATTTATAATAGTAAACTTGAACTTGCTGCCAAAGAAGAACAAATCAGAAAAGAACGTGAAGCTCTTCGTGAAGATCGTGAATGGAAGTTTAAAGAAGAACAACTTGAAATTGAACGTATGAAAATTAAAGAACGTATTTCTTCAAGCGAACATGACCTCCAAGAAGAACATCTAAGATTGCGTGAGATGCAAGAAATGGAACGTTTAGTTGGTTTAAATAGAGTCACCCAACATAATCCAATTCAACAATTTATATCAGAACAACCAACATTAATAACCACACAAATGGAGACAAAGAATGATACACAACCTATTGAAAATAACACAATCACAACAAGTGATGACATTCAAGAAGGAGTTGAAAGAGAATTTGAAAACGTTGATGGAATTGTCAATGATATTGGGACAATTAACATTGGCAGTGATGAAGATGTTAGTCCAATGGATAATAAAATCACCAACGATACGCAGGACGAAAATGAGGATACACAGGTTGAAAATCAAATTATCAACGAAGTTAAAAATATTCAAAGTGAAGTTGTTGATATTGAAACAAGATTTGATGATGAAACTTCGTTAGAAGATGCAATAAATGATGAAACTCTTCATACAATTGAACAAATTGAAGAAGAAATAAATGAACAACAAGTTGTTGACGAAAATGATATTCAAGGTGATGATGATAATGATATTATCGATCAAATAAACCAAAGCATACAAAATCAAGAAATTGATCCAACTGATGATGCCGCCATATTACAAAAATTCAACGAGTTGTTGGCAGAAAAACAAACCAAACAAACCATTTCAGAAGAAGTAGTTGAAGAAACTATTAGCGAAGATGTTGAAGAAATTGAAGAAAGTACTGCAACCATTGAAGAAAATGAAGACGATGTTACTGTCACAATGATGGATGATGGCGATGAAGATGAATTGACAGATGAAGAAATCGAAGACATGTCAATTGAAACCCTTGGGGAAGATTTGGATTTGATTGAGGATGTCAACGAGGTTGACACAGCGCCAAAACCATTCAACAAGTTCGGGTTGCAACTTTCAGAAATGATGACACACGCTGCGTTGAAATCCCAAACAGACGATAATGGTGTAGTGGAAGAAAATTCTAAAAAAATTGAACCAGTCGAACCAAAAAATTTAGATGAAAAGGTCGCTTGGGAAGAAATCGGAAGGCAAGATAATGCTATAGATTGGGATGATAAGGATTTGGTAGACCATGAGAGTGACGATGAAGAATCCGATCTCGGGAGGGTGGTTCCCCAAGGTGGAGAAAATCAAACCCAATCCAAGCCAGAACCTGTTGAAGAACCTACACAGAAGGAAGTAGATTTGAAAACAATGTTGAAGAATAATCCAGAACTTATCCACGAATTTAGAGAAATTTTAATGGAAAATATCAACAATATGACCACAGAAGAAACACAAGAAGTAGAAGATATTTTGGCAGACCCTGATATTCAAGAAAAATTTGAACAGGATGAACAAAACGAATCAATAGAAAATAAAGGTCAAACAAGATCATGGATATGAACATAACCCTCGTCACCCCACCAGAAACATATTTTGGTGGAAAACCAAAAATACTTTTATGGGGTGATGATGACATGAATTGGAAAAATGAAATAGTGGCATATGCCAACGCAAACTTTGAAACACTCGCTTGCACTTTTTATTATGACCAAGATGGGAAAAATTATGAATGGGTGGTGCAACATTCTTCGTTAGTGGATGAAATATTTATTTACATCACAGATAAATTTTTATATAATAACTCTATAGAACATTTAATATTAGGTAATTTATTGACAAAACAAAATATATGGGTAGCATCAACCATTAATTCCATAAATATATATGGAAAATTGATTGAGCATTTAAATAAAAAAATTATTGATGATAATCCAATAAGGTTATTTTCAAAATTAATTAATAACAACTATTTGAAAAGGTGATATATAATGAGCGAAGAAAAACATTTATGCGAATGTTCCTTTTGTGGGAAGCGCCAAACTGAAGTTAAAAAAATCATTGCTGGTCCAGATGTTTGGATTTGTAATGAATGTGTTGCGTTATGTTATGATATCATCTTTAAAAATACTGGTGGAAGTGATGAACCTCGTGACCCAAACAGAATCCCAACCCCAAGAGAATTAAAAGAATTTATGGACCAATATGTTATTGGACAAGGGACAGCCAAAGAAACTATCGCTGTGGCAGTTTATAACCATTACAAACGAATCCAAAACCCTGAAATTGATGGGGTGGAAATGAGCAAGTCCAACATCTTCGTTTGTGGTTCATCAGGCACAGGCAAAACTTTATTAGCCCAAACAATCGCAAGAAAATTGGATATTCCTTTCACCATTTGCGGAGCTTCTTCGTTGACTGAATCTGGGTATGTTGGTGATGATGTGGAATCTATTCTTACAAGATTGCTCCAAGTTGCAGATTATGATGTGGAAAAAGCACAAAAGGGAATTATCTTCATTGACGAAATTGATAAAAAAGCTAAAAAAGGCGATAATGTTTCCATTACAAGGGACGTTTCAGGTGAAGGTGTGCAACAGGCTCTTTTGAAGATTATTGAAGGGGCTGAAATTCGAGTCCCCCCAAATGGTGGAAGAAAAAATCCATCACAAGAAATGATTGTCATTGATACCAAAAATATTCTTTTCTTCGCTGCAGGGGCATTCGTTGGTATTGAAAAATATGTGGAAAATCGTACCAATGAAAAATCTTCAATAGGTTTTGGGGCATCTATTAAAAGTGTTGTAGAAGATAAAGATAGAAAAAAACATTCTGGAAAAATGCTTGAAATGCTCGAACCAGAAGATTTTATTTCTTTTGGTATGATTCCAGAATTTGTAGGGCGTTTTCCAGTTATCGCAGTTTTGGATGAATTAACAGAAGACCAATTGGTACAAATTTTAACAGAACCAAAGAACGCTGTTATTAGACAATTCCAAGCATTGTTCAAATTGGATGGGGTGGAGCTTGAGTTCGTTAATGATGCCCTATTAGCCATTGCGAAGGTCGCTGACAAGGCTTTAACAGGTGCCCGTGGTCTTCGAGCCATTATCGAAAAAACGTTGACTAAATTACAATATAGACTACCAGACTTGAAGAATGATGGGGTTTCAAAAATCATCATCACCGAAAAAGTCATAACAGATAAAGAAGAACCAATTTTTATACACGACAATAAACAAGAAAATTCTGGGACAGATGCATAAAAAATTTGACTTTATGTTGAAATGGTGCATAATAATATTAGGCTCAAAATGGGCAAAAACTTTAAATGGAGAATAATATCACAGTGACACAAGAATCAATGGTAAACGAACAAATTAATTTCCCACAAGTCAGGCTCCTCGATCCTGAAGGTAATTTAATTGGAATTATGTCAAGCGAAGATGCCTTGACAATCGCTGAAACTGATTATAGTTTGGATTTGGTGCTTATTTCGGAAAAAGCAGTTCCACCAGTGTGTAAGGTTTTGGATTATGGTAAATTCAAATATTCCCAAACCATTAAAGAAAAAGAAATCAAGAAAAAAGAAAAAGAAAGTAGGATCGTCGTTAAAGAACTTTGGTTAAAACCTGCAACAGACAAACACGATATTGCAGTCAAAGTCAAACACGCCCTTGAATTTTTCAATAAAGGGTTTCGTGTAAAGGTTGGGATTAAATTTTCCGGGCGGGAACGTTTCCATAAAGATATTGGTCGTGATGTTATGGCTAACTTTATTGGGCAAGTTGGAGAGCATGAAGTCATTCAAGAAACTAACGAACAAGAACGAATGATTACAATCGTCATTGCACCATTAAAGAAAAAATAAATTTAACGTTTGGTGTAACGTTTATTATCCAAACCAGACATTAAATTAGAAATATCATTGATGTCTAATGGTGGTGATGTTGGCTAGTCATCTTTCTCCCAGCCTGTTATATCCAACATCACACCAACTATCCCCTTGAGTTTTTCGTTGTTGTCATAAAAACAACTTTTATGAAACATTACTGTTTTCATCTTTCCATTAGCATATTTTACGTCAGTCTTGTAACGTTGTGCTGTCCCATTAAGCATCAATTCTTTATCAGCTATTTCATATTTTTGAGCCAATTCAAACGGGGCTATCTCATACACAGTCCTACCTATTATTTTGTCCCTTGATAATCCAATAAATCTTTCGAAATATTTATTACACCCAAGATATTTTCCATTAATGTCTTTATAAAATATTGGGGCAGGGATTGCTTCCAATAAAGTGTTCATCATATTATATGTTGCATATAATCGTTCTTGCATCAATTTATTTTCTGAAATTTTAGCGATTAATATATCTGCTTTTTGATCAATTTTACAATCGACTTTACGTTCTGGTTCACGACAATGAAGGTATCTTTCTTGGTTAGTGGGCTTTTTATTTTTTTTAAAAAATCTTTCAAACATATTAATACCCTCATAAAAATTTTATCATAATCTATTTATTATTTTTACCATTTATTGGGTTGTTTGATAAATAATATAAAGGGTGTTGGTAGAACAACAAAACCCTAAATTGGCTCAGAACTAATAAAATATTGGCTCACTAACTAGAGGAACTATAAAATGGCATTTTGGATCACAAATTTCGAGAATTATATTGACACTTGGCTGGAAACTAATTTCCCCACAAACTTTGAATTCTACACCTTCCACGGAAAAATAAATCAAAGATTAAAACACCACACTTTCGCCAAAATTATTGACGATTCTTTGTTGGGGTGGTTTGAACAAAATCAACAAAAATATCAATACACTATTCATAAAGAATTGTATTTTATTAAACTTTCATCAAAAGGGCATTGGGTGAAAAATTATAAACATTTTAAACATTTGGGGGAATATTATATTGAACCTGAACAAGAAGAACTTTTTAAACAAGAATATTATTGGATTAAGAAGATGACTTGCAATAATTTTTTCAAAAAACATTCAAAAGAAACTATGATAAAAAACCTATATTTGGATGATGACTGCAATCTATGTTTCTTTTTTGATAATATCACCAAAAAAGATTTGATGTTCGTTAAAATGTCGTTGCCAGAAAATGGATTGTTAATTTCTTGACAAGCCCTAAAAATGGTGATAGTATGATTAATCAATGTATGAAAGGATTGAAAAATGACCTATACCTATCGTTTCCCAATGGTGTCTGGGACAACCACAATGTTCATGTTCTACAACGATAAGATTTTACTTGGCAAGCGAGACATTAACGCAGATGCTTTCGCTGGATTTTGGTCTGTCCCCGGTGGATTTGTGGATGCACAAGTTATGGAGGATGGAGTTATTGTAAAAAAAGGCGAATGTGTAGAAGATACTGCTGTTAGAGAAATTATGGAAGAAACTAATATTGTTGTTAATAAAGATCAATTAACGTTGTTTGGTGTAAGCTCAAACCCTAATACTGATAGTAGGGCGCACATTATTAACAACCTATTTTTAGTTGAATTATCCAATAAACAAATTTCAACAATGAAAGCTGGTGATGATTTAATGGAGATTAAATTTGTTACCATGAGAGATATTGATGATATGGATTTGGCTTTCAACCACAAAGAACTTATCTGCAAGGCAATTGCATTTCGTAATTCCCTATCATACAAAATTTCCAAATTAACAAATAATTATAACATTTTTGTCAACAAGGTTTTTAAATTTACCAATGGATGAAAAATATATTTGGTGGAATAAATTATCTAATGAAGAAGTTAAACAAGTCATAATTACACAACTGGTTAACCCATTTTGTCGCAGGGAAATTGTTTGGAAGAAATCAATCCATTTTTATCTTGGGAATAAAAAGAATGTATATCTACACAAAAAACATAAAATAAGATTAATAGAAAAATTTTTTAAATTATTTAATATAGGAAACAATGTAAAAATAATAAACTTAGATAAAGAAAACAAAACATTCCAAAAAAATTGGTTGAAATTTTATATGCTTTTTAAAGAATTTTCAGTTGGTTATTTTTATATAGATTTTAAAAATAATGTTATATTTGTATCAACAGAACAAGACAAAGTTTTAATTGACTTTTTATCCCCAATTCTACAAAGGAAGGCATAATGAGAGATATTGATTTTATTGACCCAAATAATATAAACACCAAGTCAGCCCATTTTCAAGAGTTTTTACACAAAAGGTTTGTCTGTAATGCTTCTGAATTTGGGGAATGGTTATCAGAGCGATTGGAAAGGGATGAATGGCGTCCATATCTTTATGTTAGTATTGGGGCTTGCGCTAATCTAAATTGGATACCAACAACAGAATATAACCCAAAATCAAAAAACATAAACAAAATCACAGAATTTTTAAAAATCCACTTCAAGAATATAAATTATTATATTCACAGCGAAGAATGTATTTTATTTGAAAATAAAGAAGATCGTTTATTATTTGTATTAAAATATCAAGAGGATTGTGATGACTAACAGAGATATTTGGAACTATAACAGACTATCTTTACAAAAAGGTGAAGACTTAGATTCACTAAATTATTTAAATCCAAAACCATCCAAAAAACATATTTTTAATGGGAAGGCTTATTGTTTTTCCCCAACATCAAATGAACGTTATGACGAAATTATTTCATGGTGTCATAAAAATCTATCTGAAGTATTAATAAGCCATGATATTGAAAACCACCATTCAATAATAATTTGGATTCCAAACAACATCGATGTTATACTATTTAAATTAACACATGTAAAGGCTGATCCAAATTATGCCTTTAAAGAACAAATGAAACAATTGGGGCTTATGGAATGAAATTATTAAACAAACTAATATGCGCTTTTAAAGGACACCAACCATATTGTAGGGTCGATCCAATCCCAAGAATAACAGAAAAAGATTTTAAAACAAGCCATCCACAAAAAATATCATTATCCAATATGGCTACTATTTCACCACTATCCATTACAGGAACAATATTATCCAATTCAAATTGGGCAAATACAACAATTGCCCATAATTCAGGGTTATCTATAATGAATTATGGTGGGGCGATTATTAATAATTTACACGTTTGTAGAAGATGTGATGCCATTTTTGTAAAAACAGAAGCGAACCATCAAATCGTTGGAGATATTAAAAATTACCCTGTGTTAAAAGAACACATTGATTGGATAAAACAAATGGAATGGGAAAAGAAATTACACGAAGAAAACAAAGCTGTAAAAGAAGCTTGGAATAATTATCAACTTTTAATAAAGTTATCCAAACGAACAGATTCTGATAAATAATAATACACCTTTTTGAGGATTATTGACATGGGCTTAGGACAATCAGACTTTTCAAACTCTTCCCACGAAATTATGAAAAAATATACAATAATAGAACAACTTGGGGATAAGGGCGATTATAGAGATTTTAAATATATTTTTATAAAAAATTATGATTCAGATACTTGTTTCAATTTATTTAATTGGGAAAAATTATATAGTATAAAAAATGGTTTGATTGCAGCGTTTATAGGACAACGCAGAGGTGATGATGATAAAATTGAACGTTGTTTATTTTTAGGCATGTCAAGTTCAATTGACGCCATATTATTTTCATTGTCAAATGTATAAATTTCTTGTGACATTTGAGATATTTGGTGGTAAGATAAATGGTGAGGTGTGTGACCAAATTAATTCTTGGTTACGAAAAAATATTATAGATGAAAACTGGTCACAAGGAAATCGTATTAGCAATTCGCTACCATCATCAATATTATCATTTAGAAATAGTGAAGATGCAATTAAATTTCAGTTGACTTGGGGGCACTTGGTGGAGAAAATAGATGATTAGGATAACGAAAACTAAATATAAAATCATACACGAAACTGCAAAACAAAGGTTCATGTATGAAGTCCACTTCGATGGTCCAACAAAATCAGGTTATAAAGAATTATTCCAATCAGCCAAAAAAGCTTTGGGGGAACCAGGTAAACGTTGGAACTGGTTCAAAAATCCCCACAGCAATATTGTACAATTTTATTTTTCCCTTCAAAGTGACGCAATGTTACTAAGATTAAAGCTTGGATATTAAACTTTAAAGCTATTGGCTCTTGTAGTCCATCCTTTCAAAAATTTTGCCTGTACAGGATCACGTTCAACAATTCTATTATAGAATGCCAATCTTGACTCTGCAATTTTATTATTGACTACTTTCCATGTGTGTTCATTACAAGCTTCTTGGGCTGCTTTAGCAGTTGCTGGACCCATTCCACCATCGACTGCAACTTTCTTACCTAAATCTACAAGAACTTGCTGTAGAATTTTAATGGCTTTACCTGGTCCTGAATTGACCGCAATATCAAGAAGTTGTGGTTGAAGTTCTAATGGTGCCATATCAATTTTTGGGTCATGGTAATATTTTTCTGCGTAGATTTCTTTGGCTTCTGCAAGAGTCATATTCTTTACGTCATCTGCATCCAATGATGGGTCGTTGCGGCATTCACGCAATACAGCCAAGGTTACACCAAAATTTGTGGCACCACCTTTGTCACCGGGAACGTTGCAATATCCTCCCTCATGGGCGATTATAGTTTTAAGCATTTCTTCAATTTTTGGGTTTGTTGTCATGATTTTTCTCCTAATTTTATTGAAGTGTTATATTACCAGTTATCAAATCAATGATATATGGACGAGTTGTATATTCTGTATCATTTATTAATTGTCTCAATTCTTCTTTTCGTGCAATTCTATCTTGCTGAATTGTTGGTAACATAGTCTTATCCAATGAATATGTTGCAACAACATCTTCAACGCTCCTCGGTAACACTTTATCTAACTCTAACAATTCATCAAATGCTTCTTCTCTTAATTTTTTATCACTAAAATATTGTATTTCTTCAGGTTTTAGATTAACTGTTGTGTAGGTTACTTTGGGTATAGATACAGTAACACCATTTATTTCTTCGTCTACCATTTGAACACTTTGTTTTATGATTTTAACCAATGTTAAATCAGGAAGCGGGTCGCATGGTATTGACCTCATCCCATTAATATCACCTTTGTAGAGAAAAGAAGAATATAAAATACCATTTTCGTCCGTAAAATCATCTTCATCTTTGTAAAATTTATCTAAGTTATTTTTATAAATCCAATATGTCATAATTAAATCCTCAAGAAATTGTAGTTAACACTGATGTTAAAGTTATTGCCGATTTTACTAATGATGAATCCGCCCAAGTGTAAGTAGACGCACTATCAACTAACGTAGTTATTGGATGATCAATAATTGTTAAAGTAGTATTATCAGAAGATGTAACAGTCGGTGATGTAATTGAAATATTATTAAAAGTACCAGCAATTGTACTTGTACTATCATTTATTTGCATTAAATATGAATCCCAAGTTGGACTTGCACCAACAAGTTTGGTCATACCACACATTAAAATATTACCACCGTTATTTAAATTAGCACCAAATAAAGAAGTTGATGTTGAATCAGTTTGATTATAATAATTTTTAGACCACAACACTGTTCCCGATGAATCTAATTTAGTAACTTCCATAGTGTTATGACTTGAAACAGAATTATAAGAACTAAAAATATAAATCCCATTATTATTTACATTTACCCCTCTTTGTCCATTACTACTAAAAGATGCACTAGGATGAACTGGTAACAAAATATCTTTTTTCCAAACAATAGAACCAGCACTGTTTATTTTTATTAAAACTAAAGGATTAGTTCCTGTTCTACTTGCAAATATAACCAAATTATCTGTTGAATCAATATCAAATACACGCCCACCAACTTGAGCACCATTAGATATAAACAAATTATTAATGAATTTTTTCCAAACAATAGTACCAGACGAATCATATTTTATAATACCAGCACCATTAGTATACCCATCACCTGACCAAGCTTGAATGACATAAACATTTCCTAAAGAATCACAATTAACATCACGATAAGAATTTGCAACATTTGCAGTTCCTGTGTAATTAAGTTTCTTTTGCCAAATTATATTACCACTAAGGTCCAATTTTAATAAAGTAGATTCTTCTTTAGTTGTATTTAGATTTGTTCCAACATAATATAAATAATTATTGTGATATTTTATTGCCTGAACACGATAATTAAATTGCCCACCAACAGGACTTGCAATGTATTTTAATTCTTTTTGCCATAAAATATTGCCATTAGTGTCAACTTTTACTATAGTTGGACCGGTTGCACCGTTTGCATTATATATCCCAACTTGTGCTGAAAAATAATAATTTCCAGTAGAATCAATAGTACTATAAACAGCAGAATCATCAGAATTTGCATAAGAAGGTGCATACTTATATTGCCAAGACAAACTTCCAGCACTTGAATATTTTGCTACGAGTATATCAGATGGATTTGCAGTAACATCGGTGTGCGAATACCCCGATGCAAAAATATTACCAGAACTATCAGATGCTGTAGAATAAAATGCATCTAGTCCAATAGTACCTGTTAATGTAGCTAACCATTGTGCTCCTGGTGTTGGCACAGAACTAACACCTGATGTACCAGAACCACCTGTTCCGGAACCTCCCCCAATAGCACCAGTTTGATTTAATACTAAATGAATATGGGTTGCATCAATCACAAAATAATCCAAAACATTTATGGAATTTAATGTTGTAGACACTGTTGGTGTTGTAGTACCACTCCACACCCAATAACTACCAAACGATAATGTTTTAGCAGCAGTACCATTTTGTGTCACTATTATTTTACCACGCTGTCCAGCTTTTAATCCAGTTGGATTAGCCAAGGTAGTGTTTTCTGTTAATGTAACAATAAAATTATCATTCGTTGAAAAATTTAATACCAAACTACCACCAGAACTTGTAGCAGTAGAATTGTTATAATTAATCATATTAGATGAAACTCTAGTCAATGCCATTTTTTATTCCTCTTTAAAAATTATATATATTATTTATCTTTTTCTTGATTTTTTTGGTTGATAAAAAGCAGTTTTATTGGTAGTATGATAAATATTCTTATGGAGAAATTAATCATGACACACCTACCATTCTTGTAAGTACATTGGTACTCGAAAAATAATTATATTTTTCGTTCAGGAGAATAATTATGTCCAGAACTATAAGAAAACTTCACCCAACAATGTTGTATTGGAATAAACAACCTCGTTTCTATTTCCAATACTATTGGTACGATGATACCCCATATGATTTGTCTAAATATACCCGTGATGGGAATCACAACAATGGGTCTTGTTATAATCCAGGTTATCGTGGGGGGTCAGCAGGGTTTATGGCTAATGGTATGCCTTCAGGATGGGATGATGATTTACCCAAAGACCGTGAAACCAAACGTTATGTAAATCGTCGTCGGCGCAATTGGGACAAAAAATTAATCAAGGAACAATTAGAAGATTTTGATAAATAACATAATAACGTTATTTAGAGGATTTACATGGGAAAATTAAGATTATGGCAGTCTGGTAAGAAAACCAAAGACTTTGATTTCATCGACCGGACGATTGCAGAACAAATGAAAATAGGGGGGATTTATGTCAACTATCATAAACTCCTATATTCAGGCACAGATCCAAATGCAGGTGACCAAGCTATCCAAGACCCATTATGGTTAGAAAATCGCGACAGGAAATATGATGATGATATTTACGAAATTCCTGCCGTCTATACCCCACCAGATAATTCAGGACAAGGGATGGACCTTACCCTATATGGTATCTATCTCCCAAATGATATTATCTTTTTAACCATGCACCAAAATATGACTGTGGATTTAATAGGGCGTCGTCCACAAAATGGTGATGTGGTGGAATTCCTAAATCTCAGAGACGATTTGGTTAACCCTATCCCAGACGCAGATGCAGTTAATAAATTCTATGTTGTCCAAGACGTTGTAAGGACAGAATATTCTGCCACTTGGTATTCACACTGTTTAGCTGTTAAATTATCCCCCATAACAGATAGCCAAGAATTCGCAGATATTTTTAAGGATAAAAATGCTCTTTCCCAATATGATAAGGATATTGCTATTAATGATGCTTGGATGGATCAGGCAGAAGCACAAGTGTTAAAACGCAATTTTAGAACAGAACAATATTGGGTATATGAAGATTATAATACGTTGGATACTGAACATTCATTGTTCGGGTCACAATATCGTTGGATTTATGGGTCAAATGCTGAAAGCATCAACAACAAATATCCAGTTGTCATCGTAGACCATTTTCCAGCCAATGTCCCAGATAATACTTGGGTGTTGCACACTGGATACCAACCAGAAACGTTGTTCGTCAAACAAAATTCAAGATGGCGTCGAGTCAATATGATTTTCGATCTCCCTTGGAAATCCGCAAGCAGGGATTTGGAAACGTTCATCAACAATGATACAATCACCACTTTTGGAAATGGTGAACAACAAACAGAAAAACAAATGTTATCAAAAGCTATCACAAGACGAGATTATGATGATGGTAGAGAAAATTGGATGGATGGTCTGACAGAATGAAAATTATAGATTTATTGGAATATAGAAGAAATAATACACCAAAATATGCTGCAATAGATATTATTCACAAGTATAAGGATTTGGATAACGTTTATATTTCATTCACTACCATTGACAAATTGGGGATTAACCCACAAACACCTTATAATACCCCAATAGGAATATATTCCTATCCATTAAAGACAAGCTGGGAATATTATGGGATGGATAGGTATGGGGTTACCGCATTACCATTCGCTGCTGATGGGACTTATATTTGGATTTTTGAAGCCAATGTTCCAGATATTGGTAAAATGAAAAAAACTGAATTTGATATTGCTATGAAAAAAATTAAAGCGTTGGGGATGAAACCTTCTGCGATAAATGATGCTATTTTGGCTGCAAATTCTATATGGGGAAGTGACGTTTGTTATGGTGCAAAATTGTGGAATATCACAAGAATGTTCGCAGATGGTAATATTAAAAAATGGACTAAAACATTTTTAGATTTGGGATATAATGGATTTGTCGATGGGAAGGTTACCGATATTATCCACGAAAATGAACCAGTCCAAGCGGTATTTTTCACCATCAAAGCTATAAAAATATTAGAAAAAATACACAACATTTCACCAAAAAACCCAGAATATGGAAAATGGGCGGTTGAACAAAAAAATTATTTTAAGTCACTTTCTTGGGAAGATATACTTCACAGAGTCAAAAAAGACCCAAAAATCGTTCAATGGTTTGATAAACCAACAGACATACAAGTTAAAGAATTAATTACATCAAACGTATTTTGTCTTAGTCATTTCAGTAACATAAACATAAATTTACTGAAAGAAATAATATCAGAAGTACCAAAACTATTTAGGTTAATACCAAAAAAAATGAAAACAGATGAATTGTGTTATATTGCATTAAAGTCAAACCCTGAATTAATACAAGATGATATGTCTGAAAAAGTAAAATCTTATGCTATAACTAAAAATCCATTTGTTATAGGACATTTGGAAAATCCATCACCTGCATTACAAATTTTAGCGGTAAAACTTGACATTGAAACGTATAATGATATTGAAAATCCAACAATGGAAGTAGAGAATTATTATTTCCAAAATAGTAATGAGGAGATTGAAGATGAAGATTTTTGAAATATTAACTGAAGTTAATCAAACACCATCTGGAAATCTGAATTGGTTGGACAAATATGCAAAGATATTTAATATGGGTTTTGAAGTCGAATTCCTTGGTAGTAAAATTGATTATTTGGAAAAGAAAGATGAAGAAATTAAATTAAGAGATGATTTACAGGTGTTATTGGGTGAAACTGTAATGAGAGAAGATGATGAAGAATCATTTGTTCGTGGGCATTATGATAAGAAATATTCAACGTTCACTATCACAAGTGATCCTTCAGTCAAAAAAGCATCTGGTAATAATTCCCACTATTATGGATATGAATTAGTGTCACCCGCATATGGACTAAAGGATAACCTAAAACACTTATACAAGGTATTGAAATATATAGATAAAAGTAGCGAATTTTACACAAATGGTACAGCAGGTCTTCATATCAATCTTTCATTCAAAGACCCATCAATTACCAAAAAGATAGATACTTTAAAATTGGTTCTATTTTTAGGGGAAGGGTATTTGAAAAAGCAATTTGCCCGTGATGATATAAAAGGGAATAATGGACAAAAAATTGACTATATCAATTTAATTTTACCAGAGCTTTCAGAACATCTTCGCTCTAATGTCAAGTGGAATAAAGATTTGGATGGGCTTTCAGGTAATGAACGTATGATGGAAATATTCAAAATCGCTAAAAAATTAATGAAGGTCAAAAACTATAAAGATAGAACAGAATCACACTATAAAACTGGACCTGAATATTCCCATAGTAAGTCCTTCACAGTGGCTTTGACGAAATTGGAGAATTATGGGTATTTGGAATTCCGTGTCATGGGTGGGGAAGATTATGAGAAACGGGTGGATGAGATTATGGCAAACATAGGACGGTTTTGCAAATTATTATCAATCGCAAGTGATGAAAATCTCTACAAGGAAGAATATTTTAAAAAATTTACAAAGTTGGTGGCAGGGGCGTTGCCTTATAAGGAATCAGAAGATGATAGGGAGTATTATTCAAAGTATGATTTGCCCAATACAGAAGCGTTTGAAATACCTATCAAAAACATTTTAGCCCAGTACCATCAAGACCAAGATTATCAAACGATGTCTTATCTCGGGTGCCTAAAATTTAAAAATTATCAAGGGGCTATCTATAATCTTTTGGATATTTTCTCCAATGGTGGGGCGATAGTGAAAAATGCCTCCTATAGAAAATGGATTTACCAAATGGGGAAGCATTTTGGACTTTCAAGAAAAGATGTGTTGGATTATTGGACCATTGGTATGAAACAAATTGACGATGATGAAAATTATGATGAAGATAAACACCACTATAATGACAAAATTTTTGATGTTTCGGTTCAAGAATTTTTAAAATGGATTCCCTTCAATTAAATATGGTTGGTAGAATGTCTTGGCATATTCTTGGTCCAATTTGATAAGAATTTGTTGATGAAATTCATGTTTGGATGTTGTTGATTTTTTTCGTATAGCATTCAGTATAGCATTAACACCAGTTCCATTATTTCCATTATCAGTCTTATCTCGTTCTTGATTTAGGTATTCTTTATAAAGATTATCAAGGGTTTTCATAATACCAGAATAATAATGATAATTAACCCAATTCGCTGATATTTGTTTTTCATCAATTATTTTTAACTTTTCTTTCAAATTATCAAAAGTTCCCCACAACAATTTTAAATTATATTCAATGGTATCGTTTTTATCCACTATCCTATATGGATTTTCATTTTCAACTGGCTCAATAGTTAAAGCTTCTCTAATTGTAGTTATTGATTTTTGTATAACACCTGTGGGTTTTGATTTAATAGGGTCATATTCAAACGCTGCGTTCAAGGCAAACGATACGAAATCTGCGAATACAATTGGAATCCCATTGATGAACACAAAAGCATATTTTTCCCCATCATATGAACAACAACGAACCACCATTCCTCCAGCGAGGACATTACGAAGAATTTCTTGTTTCATCCAAATTTTAAAATTGTCATTTTTGATTAATTTATCCATAAAACGCATTCCTATTTTCAAAGGTTTGTTCTGGGTGGGTGACTATTTTAGTAATCGTGCCCGGAATTGGCAAGAAGTTACCCTTCATATATTTTCGCAACCTAAAAAGGGTATTACAAGCACTGTTGGTGGAGGATAGGGAAAATTGTTTGTTTACCAAGTCTTCCAACGATTGCTCTGTAGTGAGAATATTATCACCATCTGTGGCGAAACAGCAAATTGAAAAATCAAAATCTGCAAAAATATCTTGGATTGTAGAATAATATCGTCTGGATATTAGTTGGACTTCTAAACATTCGTTGAAACATTGGATTGATTTGTCTTCAATGAAAAACATCGCAGTGTGTTTTGTATGGATATAATCTTTGAATTTTTTGAGTTTTTTACTTATCAACATCGATTCAATTTTTTCTAAATATTCTTTTCGTTGGATTTCTGAACTAAAGAAAACGTCAACATCAGCCTTGAATGGTTCGTTATTAACCATTCTCTTGACAGCACCACCAGCCACCCATGGTCCATTAACCAAATCCAATGGTGGTAATTTTTTTATAAAGTTTCTTATATGATGATTATGAACAATATCATCCAATTGAAAAATTTCCATATTTTGTCCTTGTTTTTAGATGTGAATTCTGTTATTATAATATCATGGATTTTTGAAAGGACAAGAAAAAAATGGCATTGGATTGCAAGTGTTGTGGAAAAAAGTTTTCAGACCCAACCTATATCAAGGCTGGGGATAATTATCCCCTGTATTATGGACATGTTGATGGAAAGGTGCAGGCACCTATTACAGATTGGCGTCCATATGCTTTTGGGACCATTCCCCTGAATGCGTTCTGCGGTCCTATCTGTGCGTCGAATTACAAACCAATATTGGAATGATCTTTATCAAGCCTTAACTTGTTTCTAAGGATGAATTTCCAAATGTGACTGTGGACTGCTTCATCAACAGGACCATTACGTTTTCCCTTGACCTGATTTACTGATTTTTCACGAACATCCATTGTGGCTAATGGGTTGTTTTCTTGGTCCCTCAATGAATAAATTGTCACAGAACCGTCTTGAACCGCTGTATCGTAGCCACCTTTCCCAACGCAATGTCCCAAGCATTTCGTTTCTTTATCAAGGGCAAGTGGGGTGAGTAGTTGAACCATTTTGTAGCCATCACCAAAGTCAAAAATAATTTTAAAGTCTTTCCCTTCAACTTCTTGGAAGGATTTTAATGCTGATGGGCTATTGTGCCATTGGGCTTGTTTTCTTACAACGTCAATAACCGACATTTTTTGGAATTTATTTTCAAGTGCCTTTCCCTCTGGACTGGACATCCAATCAACGATTTCTTGGGTTGGGAAATGATCGTCCATAAATTGTTCAATAAATGGGGCGATTTTTACACCTGGTTTTTTCATCCATTCTGGTAAACGATTGAAAACATCTTTGTCAAAACGATAATCATCACGACGGTCACTATAACGGGTCTTACTTGGAAAAACTCTAAGAGTTTTCCCAAATGGGAAAACTCTTGGATCAGAATCACCAAATATCATATCTGCAAGAAATTCATGAATATATTCTTTAATAGGCATGATACAATATTCAATATCTGTGATTTCCAAATCTGCAATTTCACACATTTCTTCATAATCTGGACATTCGTTTTTAATCCAATTTAAAAAAACTGTTGAAAACCATTGTCTAATTTTTGGGTCTCTGGTCATTGAACAACCACATAGAACCAATTCTTTAGCCGATGGGAATTCATAAGAAACCAATTCTTCGTTTTGGTTATAATAATAAAAATTAAAAGGTTCATCTGCTCCAGCAACATTGCCTTCCAATAGTAATGTTTTATTTAATAAATCTATTGTTTCTCTAATTGAATGCACCATAATTAAAATTCCTTTTTTCTTTTATTTATCATTTTAAGGGATTTTTATGGCTGGTATTTCACCATTGTTAATCATATCGCACATTTTTTTCATTGCATCCCAATGGTTTTGTTCAACATCATAAGCATCAGACAATGACATTCCGTTATCCACCATATACTTGATACGGAGGTTGCCTTCACCAGACCAAGGATGGGTTATAAATGCCATTTGGGCGACAGATAGCCCATCCCTGTTAGTGATTATCATTCCAATTCCCCCAAAAGTTGTTCTTTAGTTAGTGGAATTTTGTCAAGCGATACAACCCATCTTGCCTTCAAACGTTGGAGGGTATTACCGAACTCTTTACCGGGTTTCATTCCCAAAGCAAGAAGGTCGTTGCCAGTAACAGGGAAGGTTGGGACTGTAGCGGTAGTGGCAAATTTTTTCACAGAATTATTTGACTGGATTGACGCAAGTTCCCCAACGAATTCTGGCTTGGCACCATTGATGATCATATTCCTCGCAAGGGTAGTGTCAAGGGTAGTGTCACGATTCTTGACAAGCCAAGCACCCAATTCTCGCTCTGGTGTCGATAGCTTCCATGATGAGACAATCGTTTCCCATTCCACAAGGTTGAATACCATAATGGACAACAAGGTGATGGGATTGTTGGTGAAGGACTGACAATGGGCAACCTTGGCTGTATTCCTAACAGGCAATTTGATGGCTTGGGCAACACCAGTTTCAAGCATCGTGTCAAGGATATACTTGACATGACCACCTGTGATGATCTTGGACATTTCCATCCACACACGTTCCCCAGAAATCCCCTGCAAGCCCCCAGCGTTGCGTTTGACAGCCAATAGGGTATCATGGTCCATCTGTGGCTTGTTCTGCCTTCCAAAGAAGCGGAGAGAGCGCAAAACTCTAAGATAATCTTCTTGAATTCTCTTGTCAGCGTTCCCAACAAATTTCACAGTTCCACTTTTAATGTCATTAATACCACCAAAATAGTCATACACTCGTCCAGCCATATCCATGGATAGGGCATTAAAAGTCAAATCACGACGACCAGCATCAAGTTTGAAATCACGAGTCCATTCTACCTCTGCATGGCGTCCATCTGTGGCAACGTCAATACGAAGGGTAGTGACTTCATAATTTTCACCATTGATTCTGAAGGTCAAAGTACCATGCTGAAGCCCTGTTTCAATAACATGGACGTTGTATTTTCTACCAAGGGCAAGCATTTCATCAGGAGTTGCTGATGTTGCCAAATCAATATCTTTTGGTTCTTTTCCCAAAACAGCATCCCTGACAGCACCACCAACAACACGAATTTGGTAGCCTTCAGCTTCAAACATCCCAGCCAACTTTTTAATGTCAGGGGTGATGATGTTTTTGGTGTCAAGTTTGATTGCACCTTCTCGCAAATCCATAAGTCTCATATCATTCTCCTAAAAATCTAATTATAACATATTTATCTTTTATGTCAAGATTGGAATTAACTGTGGTGTTAACTATTTGACTAAAATGATAAATAAATAATGAAACTGTTTTGTGGGAATAATAAATGTTCGAGGCAATTAATACAATATTAACTAAAATATTTGGTGGTGGTCCAGAAAGTATTATCGCAATTTTGATTGCGTTATTGCTTGGGGCTATCTACGTCATTGTTTTTATGTTTCAAGACAGACAAAAACAATTAATAGAACAACAAAATATAACAGAAAAATATAATGAAAAATTAATTGAGATTATAGAAAAATCCCATACCACACATTCGTTAACAACCCAAGCTATTCACGAAATCAGAATAGTATTGGCCGAAATTAAGGCGAAACAATAATATGAGTTGGTTAAACTTTTTCAGATTAGAGGATGATTCAAACATAACCACCGTAAAAGCAAACACGTTATGCGACCCTTTTAAAAACATTGATACAAGTTTATTAGAACAATCTAATGTCGAGTTAGAAGAAGCAACAATGGAGTTGAAAAAACATGCGTTTGAAATTGTCCAAGATTTACGCAGAGACTCAACCCAATCATTTATAAATCAGATTTTTTTGTTCTCCCAACAAATCAATGATGCAGTTATTATTCTCGATTCTAATGGTAGAATTATTTTCGCTAATAATTCTACAGAATCATTGTTTGGGTGGGAAATGACAGAACTAAAACATAAATCCCTTGAATACCTTCTTTTGGATGCTTCAAAAAATTTCCTATATTTGGAACAGGCAAGACAATTAAGTGAAAATATTACCCACAAAATTCACGAAACAATAGGTATTCACAAAAATGGTACAAGGATTGAAATCAATTTGTCAATATCTTCGTTCACCACAATGGATAATAGTAAATTGTTTTCTGTCATTATCAGGGATATTACTTCAAGAAAAAAGGATGAAAATAAATTAAAGAAAAGCGAATCAATGTATAGAAATTTTATTGAACAATCCCATAATGGTATGTTCATTATTGAAAAAGAAAAATTCATTGTTGCCAATACAGCACTTTGTAAGATTTTTGGATATTCAATGGATGAAATTCTACACAACGTAACTTGTTATGATATCATTCAGGAAACAGACAAAGACACCATTAGAGAAAAATTCAAAGAATGCCTAAAAGATAATTCCATCACAATGGATATGACCTTCAAAGGGATTACCAAAAAAGAATCAATCATGTTTGGGAAACTCATTTGTAATGTTATCAAAGTCTGTGAAGAAGATGGTGAAGAAAAAATCTGGACTGTCGGTACCATCATTGATACCACTGATGAAGAAAAAGAAAGAAAAGAACGTTTAAGAGAACATTTGTGTTTCCAAAGTTTATTTGAAAATTCTATCATGGGTATTATGATAACAGATGACAAGGGATTAATCCATAATGTTAACGAATATATGTGCAAAATTTTTGGATTTTCAATAAACGAATTAAAGGGCAACCATTTTACTTCATTCATTCAAGAAGAAGATAGGTTCACATTCCAAGAAGAATATAATAAAGCATTTAAAGAAAATATCAACACAATCAAAAAATATGTAATCAAAACAAGAAATGGTTCAAAGAAAGAAATGATTTTTGATTGTAAGAATATAAAATATGAAACAAAAACATTGCGTATTTCTACTATTATAGATATATCATCATTTAAAGAACTTATCTAATAACACCAAGATATTTTAATTTTTCAATATTATTTTTATCGTCAAAAAATTCTACTTTAATATAATTCCCCAAAACACTATAGGTGATATTATTTTCTTTAACCAATTCTTTTAATCTTCTTACCTGTGCTGGGATTGTTTTAAAATCTATATGAATAATATTATATATGATACTTGACATATACTGATTGATTTTTCCTGTAATAAATTCTGGTGTATAAGTATTCTTATAAATACGTTCATTATCAGAATAATTATTTTCTTTAAATTCTAACGATTGTGCTAAATGCACCACTGCTTTTTTTGCTATATCATTAAAATAAACATCATTAATACGTATCAACATACCCAAATTGTGTTTTTTTATTAAATTATTAATATTACCATCAGCTGCAGCAAAATAATTACGTTCTTTAGCAGTACTTACCAAATTTCCCAACTTTTTCAAATATGTTTTTCTTTCAAAATCTGGGTCGGTGGCTATCTGAAGAATATAAAAGAAACGTTTGATGGATTCTTTAACATATTCAATTTTTTCATTATATTCAGCACCACCAAGCATTCTAAATTCAATTCTCCCATTATTTTTTAATTGGGATATGTTTATTGAATAATCTTTATGTTTTTGTAATGAATTTACTAACATATCTGTATAATTTTCCAAACTCATTGAACCAAAATCTTCCATATTACTAATATGTTTGATGATCATTGGTTTTAATTGGGCACAATAATCATTGGTTTCTCTACCAAACAATTTCGCAACATATTTTTCACCAACTAATAATATCAACTTCACCAAATCAATTTTTTGGTTTTGGTCTTTAAAACTAATACTAATATGAAACCCAGTACTTTCATCAGTATACCCATATTTTCTGATAAGGGCAAATATTCTTTCCACTTCATTTATAAATTGGTTATATTCTTGGAACAATGGACTTACGATTTCAAGCCCAAACGTATAATTCTTTGGGTTTTCATCCAATGATCCATCAGGTTCAAAAGTGTAATGTTTGGGGTTTTTTTTCTTTTTGGTGATATTCTGAAAATACGTCAATATTATAACCTTTATTATTAAATTCTTTCACAACTGTCATATAAAATTTATTAAACATAGCAGTTTTAATATCATCTTCATCCATATCTGGGTCTTTCAAGCAACGAATTGTTTTGGTATTTTTATCATAACCAGCTGGTAAGGTAGTAACATCATCAACTATATCCACTGCACCTTCTGATTCTATAAAATCATGTTCTGTTAATTCTTCATATTTACTATCAAATAATTCATCAAACGTTAAAGCACCACTACCTTCTTCATCATCTTCATCATAATCTGCGTTTTCAGTCGCATATTCATCAGCTTGTGTAGTTCTCCAATTGTCATAATTTTCACGAATTTTTCGCATATAATAGCGATCCAATGAAAAAGCTCTTTCCAAATCATCAAAGTCATATATTTTTGAAATATTAACATATTCATATAAATCATCCACCCAACGTTGTGGTGTTTCAAGAATCATCTCAGCCTCAAATCCAAGTTGGAATAGGGATGGGTTGGCGTTGGATAACTCCTTGGGGGACATTCGCATTTCCGTTATTGGAGGCTTGGCTTGGGGGAGTTGGTTAAAGAAACGTCGGGCGAGGTTGATGACCTCCTTCAACGAGTCCGCTTGTTTATAAAGATGCATCTTTGGGGCATCAATTTGGCACTCTAAGGTGTAACGTTCAAAATAATATTTTCTATCCAAATTCGTCAAAGTCGTCAATTGGCTTCGATTGGGCATCTTCGAACATAGTATCACAAGGCTCGTCATCGAAATTGTCCAAATCCATCCAATAGATAGTGCCTTCTGGGTGGCTTCATCAACAGGACAACGTAACAGCTTCGCAGCCACTTTATTATGACTTTGGTATTCCAAAACTTCAATCTCAGTCCCAGCGTCTGTTATCCACCATCCGTAAATTTCCGAGTCAGGGTATTCCTGCTCATTCAAGTCTATTATTCTCATCTTATCCCCACAATATTGGTTATCATTTATTTATCCTTTTTAGATATTTTAAAACCTTTAACCTTTCCTCTTAAACCTATACACCCTCTTTTTAATAAATCATACATTGACTGAAGTGGTAACCCCAAATCTTTACAAGTCTTTTTAAAATTCCTATTATGACATAAAATAACTTCATTATTTGGTGTAATAATTTCCATATAGTTTATTTCTTGAAATAATACTTTATTGTCAAATGGACCAAGATCTGCCCACCCATAATTTTTATAAATTTCAACTTGTTGTTGATTAACTATCATTTGTTCACCATTCTTTTCAATTAAATATTTACATTTTTTATATTCCAAAACAGTTGTATCTAATCTCCAACCTTGATGTGTTTTATCCCTATATTTTTGAGAAATAATACGATGAACACCATTAAATGTTAAATTCGGAAATTCTTCCATTAATTCAAATCTTGTACAAACCCTAATACCATAATATGCATCATGAATAAATGTATAAATTTTTTGGTCTGATACTTTCATTTTTCTATCCTTTGAATAGGAAACTCCTGCAGAACAAAATCCTGTAGCTTTTTGTTTTGCACAATTATAAAACTTTATATTTCTACCAACATCAAAATATTCATGTAAATCTATTTCAGACAACAATGCTTCATTTTTAGTTTCAAATAACTCCAAAACTTGATATTGATAATTTTGTGGGTTGTTTTTTTGATCTTTTTTAAAATTTTTATCTGACGATGATGAAAAATATTTCTTTCCTATATCATCTATTGGGTCACATTCACAAGACCTAACTCCTATATAACATTTTTCTTCTTGACAATTAGTTATTAAATAAGTATAATGTTTCATAAGCTGATACCTCCCTTGGGTGTTAGTGTGGTTGGAGACTGCTATCTCGCGAACCACATCTATTTATCATTTAATTCACAAAATGGATAAAAAATAATGAAACTTTTAATTTTATCTGACCTTCACACAGAATTTAGTAGCTATCCCCATCCAATAAATCAAAATTGTGATGTGGTGGTTCTTGCTGGTGATATTGGTACCAAACTCAGTGGTGTAAAATTCGCACTTACAACAAACAAACCAACAATTTATTGTTTTGGTAACCATGAATATTATGGCGGAAAACTTCATTCTTTGGATAAAAAAGCCACAGAAATGACCAAAGGTTCCAATGTATATTTTGGAAACAATAAAACTTTTATTATTGATGATGTGAGATTTTTAGTAACTGTTTGTTGGACAGACTATGAGTTGTACGGAAATGGTCCTTTGGCTGAATACCATGCCCAGCAGAATCTAAATGATTTCAAAAAAATCAGGACTGGTCCTGAACAGGGGTATCGCAAAATTTTGGCTCGGGATATTCGGATCGAGCATCAGTTGTCCAAAATGTGGCTAATGGATGAACTTGCGAAGCCTTTTGATGGTAAGACTGTGGTAGTGTCCCATCATGCCCCGTCTGAATTGTCTGTGGCTGAACAGTATCTAAATGACCCACTAACACCTGCTTATGCCAGTCGGTTGGAAAACGTTATGCTTTATAATGATATTGCCCTTTGGGTGCATGGTCATAACCATAATAGTTCCGATTATATGATTGGTGATACTCGGGTGGTGTGTAACCCTCAAGGGTATATTGGGGTGGATGTTAACCCAACGTTTAACCCAAACTTTGTTGTGGAAATTTAAGGGGAGAAATCCCCTTATTTTTTTCTAATTTCACCTTTGATAGCCATGGCATGTTTCATATGGATTACGTTTTTAATATAGGTTTTAGGGAATTGTTCTGAGTTCTCCAATTGAGAAAAATCAGCTTGTTTTAAATTTTCTTCAAGCCATAAGGTTAATAAATATACCCTAAGCTCTTTGTCTTTTATATTGACAATGGCATTAATACCCTTGAAATATCGATGAAGCATTCTTGATGTTTTATATCTAATATCTTTTGGTGAATTAGTTAATATTTTAGCCAAAGTTTTCGCGGCTTCAGAATCACCATATGTATAAGGGTCCATTTTACAACACCTCCAATTTTATATCTACATCAGTAACTTGGATTCCATCTCGTCTGAAACCTATGTTTGGTATAACCCAACCATTTTCCCAATCACCAAATCTTACATCAATTATCATCCCAGCTTTATTCAAAACGATTGTTAGTGTTTTTTTATATATTGAATTTTGAAAAAAATTATATGGACCAATAAAATGTCTACCAACACTAAATGGTGACTGACTCGTTGTTGCAGGAAAAACACGAACCACCCCAATTTCTTGATATAATTTAAAAATATGTTGCAAATGATAACGTTGGTCAAATTGTTGTTCTAACAAGGCATCTCTAAATATTTTTTCATGTTCCATTATTTATTCTCCTTTATTTCTTTCAATATTTTCAAAAAGTCTTCTTGACAACATCCACATAATAACTCTGTGACGCCAAATTTTTCAAGCGTTTTTTAAGGGATTTTGTTTCCTTGATTGTTTCCCTAAATTCTAATTCTTTAATTCCAAGACAACTACAAATTATCATTTCTATATACCCATTTTCCATGCCCGCAATCCCAGATACGATCATATCCCATCGTTTGCATATTTTCCCATTCTGATTTTTCCGGATCACCATTGTATTTGGACACTATTTCAGATTTTCTGAACATCCAACGATGAACACGACGATATTTATCTTTCCCACCAAAATACCAATATCCTGGTTTAGTATTCTTTTCAAAGACGAACCCCAACTGTCGGTAAAGATTTCCAGTGCCCCATCGTAAGTCACAGAATGAAATCACCTCAAGTGGGGACTGGTCTTTCAAAAATGTTTTAAACATTTTTCCACCAACTCCCGGGAAATTTCCTAAAGTGCAAAAACGAATCATTTCAAAGTTTTCACCCTTATACCCAAGAGATTTTCGTTGTTTGTTAAAAGTCATCACAGCCACCATTTCTTCCCCCAAGAATGCACCATAATTGATAGTGGCGTTGGCATAACCTTGGATGTGATTGGATATGATAAATGGTTTGGATTGTTCAATGGTGATTTTGGTGATTTTTAGCTTTCGTGCCCCTACACCTTTAGTAGCGATCCCCAAAATATGCTTGAGTCTGGATATACAAATTTCCCTATTATTCAGCCATTCATCTTCAAAAATGGTTATAAGGCGGATATTTTTTTCGTTGCATAAAGTCATTTTATTTAAATGGTAGGATTTATCATAACCATTGATGCCCTTTTCACCATGCCAGTACAATCCACAAAATTCTATAGCGAGGTTTTTTTCAGGGATGAAAATGTCTATTTCAAATGGTGGGATTATTTTCCTACTTCTACTGATTGGGTTAAAACCAAATGATGATAATATTTCAATCAATTGTTTTTCAGGTGTGTTTTGGAACTTTTCCCTTATACCATTTATCCGAAGGTATTTCAAAATTGTAGTATCACACACTTGCAGTTCTGTGGATATTTCAGCGATGGATTTATTATTAAATAATTCTTCCATTTTTGGTTTGTCGTTCAAAATTTTCAATGTTTCTTTACTGATGTTTTTTTGGGCGATGTTTTCAACACCATAAATTTCCATTGTAGTGGATTTCATTTTATCCCTAACATCTTGGCGTTTGGAATGCCAGTCTACCCCATATTCCATTGCAGATTTTCGCAACTGTTCAACAACTTCTGGACGTTTCATCCCATTGTTTTCTGATAGATTAATTCTATTTTCTTCAATTTGGCTTGGATTTATTACCCCATGTTTTAACATAAGTGTATTCATGGCTTTTTCTTTGGTTTTTGGATCAGCTAATCCAACTCCATTTGGCATTGCAAGTTTTCTTGCTGCGACTTGGGATAATTTAGCATATTGACAATTGCTTTTACAAAAAGTGTTATATCCCTTGACTATAGAGACAAATTTAACATCATTTCCACATTGGCATTTTGGTTGTGTTGTTTGATTGATATAAAGATATATTTTTTCTGAATGATTGGTTGTTTTAATATTTTGGCTATATTGTTCTATTTCAGCCCAATATAATTGGTTGGATTTTAGTCTTGTGACTAACCCATCTGGTTTAGTTTTTTCAATGAATTTTTTTATTTCAATTAACATACTATTTTCCATTTGGTCATTATAGTATATATATTTATATAATTCAAGTAATAAAAAAGGGTACCCGAAGGTACCCTTTTCTTTGTTATTTCTAAGATAAAATCAAAGAAACTTCAAGTGTGAAGTATCGATTCCAATCAAACCGAGATAATCAGCACTGTTGCCCAAAGATGAGCTTGTGTTGGTTAATTCGAGGTAGCCATAACGAGTCATGAAGCTAACTACTGGTTCGAATGTTTCTGGGTCGATAACAACACCACTGCTTGTTAATGGCACATATGGGCAATAATAAGCTGCTGCGTCGATTTCGCCTTGACCTTTGTAACCAACCAATACTGGTGTGTCATCAGAAGCATATTGATTGACGTAAATACGCATGGAATTGTTCAAAGTACCTGCAAACTTTGTGTTTGTTGGTGCTTCGAAAACGCCTTCTGTAGTACGTGCGAATGCTGATGTTGTTGCACTTTGAAGGATGGTTAATGCTGTTGGGGATACAACTGCCCAGTTACCTGCGCCACGACGTGTACGTGCAGCGATCAAGTTTGCTTGACGATTGATCAAAACAGCCAATGCAGCATGTTCGTCACCAACGAATACGGCTTGACCGGAAACGTTAGCTTGGTTGTATACTGCTGTTGGGGTGCCTGGAAGACGAATAAGGCTTGCCAAGATTTCTTGGTCGATTTCTGCAGTGATTTCTTGTGCAAGAGCTGCCATGATTTCTGCTTCGATATCGATACCTTGTTGTGCTTGTGCATCTTGTGCTGCTTCAAAAGTCCAACGTGCTGCTAATTTACGTGTCTTAGCTTCAACGACTTCTTTCAAGATTTGGATGCTCAAACGGTTACCTGGACGACCTTCAAGAGTAGCTGTTGGTGCTGCTGCTGGAAGGGTTGTGCTGTTGTTACCTGCATATCCAAGAGCGATTTGGAATGGAGATAATGCTTCAGTACCTGGTGTTACGCCAGAAGCGTTGTCGCTGTAACGAACACGAAGGGTGTGAATTTGTGCAACTGGACCTGTCATTGGTTGTACGCCGATAATTTCGTTAGCGATAACTGTTGGCATAACACGACGAATGACTGGAAGAATTACTTTATTTAATGTAGCAACGTTACCTGATGATGTTGAACCTGCTGTTGCAGTTTCTGTCAAGTTACGACGCATTAAATCTGCACGTGTATTGTCTAATAATGTTTCCATTATTTTCTTTTTATTTGGATTTGCTGTGCCGTCCATATTGGTTTCAAGGTCTTTACCTTTGCAAAGTTCTGTTTTAACGGCTTTCCAATGACTTTCGAAAAGTTTACTCATTTTAAAATTACTCCTTTTAATTATTTACGGCCGGCTAAGAAAAGAATATCTGCTAATTCTTTGTCTTCGGCTGTGGGTTCAATTTCAGCTTGTGCTGATTCAGATAGTCTATTTGGTCTATTGCCTGTGGCTTCTACAATTTTACTTGTTTGGCGTTGTGCTGGTTGACCAGAACGACTTTCATTTAAATTAGCACGACCGGTAAAGGACTTGCTGTTGCTACCTTCGTTCAATACATGAGGAAGATATTTATTATAGGCATTCTTTAATTGTTCAGTTTTTACACTTTCAAGCAAGTTTGCCATCATTTCCTTTTTATCTCTTTTTAATGGAGACAAAAGGTTATTCAAGATTTCTGCACGTTGTGCTTTGTCTTCTGATATTTTAATTTTACGTTCAGTCAATTCTTTAGCTTTTAAAGATTCGTCTAAACGTTTCTTTGTGGCTTCAATTTGTGCTTGGGCTTCTTCAAGTTTTTTAGTAACTTGTTTTACTTTTGTGCCTTCTGCTAAATATGAAGTCATAAATTCAGCTGAGAATGCTTCGAATATTTTACGTCCGAAGTGGTTTTCTCTAGCCACTTTGATATCGTCTCTGAATTGTTCCATTTCTTTACGCAATTGTGTTTGTAAAGTGCTTTCAACAATCTTAGCTGCATGTTTAACAAATTTTTGTTTTGTTTCAGCTAATTCTTGTTTGTATTGGCTTGTAAGTTTTACACGTTGTTCAACCAATGCATCTTTGTCTTCCTTAAATTCTTTAATTTCTTTTTTAAGTTGTCCAAGGACGAATGATTCAAGCATTTTTGTTCTACTTGCGAATTGGTTTTGCAATGCAATGCGATGTTCACGTAATTTCTTGGCTGTTTGTTTTTGTTGAACAGTCAATTCTTTCTTGTCTTGTGCGAATTCTGTAACTTCTTCGTTGAGTTTTGTGAGAACGAAATTATTAAGAACTTTTGTGTGTTCTTTCAATTTTGTTTCATATGTTCTACGAGCTTCCAAAATAGCACGGGACAATTTAACACGTTGTTCCGCAATAGCTTTACGATCACCAGCAAATTCACTCAATTCTGTACGCAATTGTTTCATGATGAATTCTTGCATCAATCGTGTATGTTCATTGATTTTTGCTTTGTATTCGCTACGAGCTTCTTTAATGGCTTTTTCAAGACGAACCTTTTGAGCTTTTACTGCGAGACGATCTTGTTGGAATTCTGTTAATTCCTTTGTGATTGCCTCGTTGAGGAATTTGTCAATAGCACTGACGAGTTCCCCTTTGTCTTTTTCAAAACGTGAAGTGAGTTCAGCACGAACTTCGTTCTCTACGAGTTTACGAGTTTCGGACTTGGCTTCTTCAAGCTTCTGTACCAATGCTTTTTGAACCTGTTCGTTTATGACTCCTGATTCAATTAGCTCTTCCCAGAGTTTACTCATGTCGGTTCTCTCCTTTATTCTTATGAATTAATTTTACCAATCCACTCCATAATTAGGGTGTTTAGCCCTTCTTTTGCAGATGGATCATCTTTAATGGCTTTTGCCAATTTTTCGACTTCGTTGCCTTTTTTCCAATTAAATGCTTCGTAAATTGGTTTTGGGTATGCATTTGGAGCGGAAGGTCTTGCAACTATATCTACTGTAATGATTTCGAAATCGGAAACATTTCCTCTTTCGTCCACATTTCCTGAACCACGACTGGAAACACCAAGTTTCCCTCCTGCTTCAATCATTGTACGAATAATACGACCCATTGGAGTATCAATAATTTTTAATTTACCAATACCATCATTGCCGTTCATTCGCATTTCCGTGATCATGTGGGAAACACGGTCAATATTTATTTGTAATTCTTCAGGATGATCGGCCTCACCCCAAACAGTGAGGCCGTTCTCTATTTGATCATTAATTTGTTTTACAGCATTTTTAATTTCGCTGGTTGGATATACTCTCTTATTTTCATTGCGTACATCACCTTGGATGAATATACCTTCTAAATAAAGGTCTTTCTTCCCTGTAGCTTCATTCAAAGATTCAGTTACTGTAATGTTTGCATCTTTAGAATATAATTTTTCAACTAAAAACATAATTAACTCCTATTAGATTTTTCCTTTGCCACGCATTTCACGGGAACCGATTGGGGAAGTTTTACCTTCTTCACCGAAACCTTTTGTTGAATTGAGTGTTGAATTTCCACCTTTTGTAACTTTTTCGTTGCCAGCTGTTGCTGTTGAACGAACGTTACGTGGGCTTGCTGCACCTGTACCTTCTTTTGAAGATGGGGCTTTTTCACGATCATAACCAGTGTGGTTTGTTGACTTTACTTCAACAGCCTTACCACCTGCACGTTCGCCTGGAGCACGACTTACTACTGGGGAAGCTTGTTCGCCAGCAACTTTTGAACCAGTGCCAATTTCACCTTGTGACATTGTTACGTTAACTTTTTGCAAGTCTTCGTATGCTGATTCACCGAGGGACAAAAAATCGTCGTCATCCCAAGAAATAGATTCTTCAAGATCATCGTCGCCTTCTTCTTCGCCTTCTGCTGCTTCGTCTTCAACTTCTTCACCGTCGTCTTCTGCTGCTTCTTCGTCTTCAACTTCTTCGTCGTCGCCTTCTACAGCTTCGTCTTCGTCACCAAAGTCGCCATCGAGACCCATTTCTTCATGTTCTTCGTCTTCTACTGCTGATAATTCGTCAAATTCTGCTTGAAGTTTTTCTAATTGTGACTCAAGGTCTTCAACACGATCTTCAAGTTCAACTTCGCCTTCTTCGCCGTCCATGTCTGCGTCCATATCAGCATCCATATCCGAGTCCATGTCTTCGTCGCCCATGTCACCATCGTCAACTAATTCGTCTTCAACTTCACCTTCTGCGTCGTCAATGGAATCGTCATCCATAACTTCGTCATCAGATAATTCGTCATCCAAATCTTCTTCAGCGATGAAGCTTTCATGGAT